ATGTGCATGTTTGGTGGCGGCTCAAAGCAGCCAGAACTGGAACCGACTCCTCCGCCTCCGCGCGCGCCTGATCCGCAAAGACAGGCGAGGAACCTGCAGGAAAACAACCGGCGCCGCCGGGCTGCAGCCTATGGATCGCGTGCAACCAATCTGACCAGCCCGCTGGGCGTTTTCGACTATGGAAGCGCGTCCCGGCCTGGTGTTACTCTTTTAGGGCGGGCCTGACTTTCATGGGAATTGTCGATGATCTGAAATCGGAGTTGCAAAACGCACGATCCGAACGCCAGTGGTATGAAGCCGACTGGCAGGACTATGTGACATATGCAGCGCCCGACATGGAACGGGCCTTCAACCGGCCGGGCGGCGTGAGCGCGCCGGACGGCATGAGCGCATTCCGTCAATCCGCAGCGCGCGAGCGATCGCGCAAACTCTATGACCCGACGGCCGTCTGGCTGCTGGACCGGCTTGCCTCAGGCGTTGGCTCGCTGACCATGCCGGAGGGCTTCAACTGGCATGGGGTGGGGTTTGGCGATCCGTTCGCACCTCCGCCGTCCCAGGCCGACGAAGAGTTCTTTGAACTGGTGCGTGATCACCTGTTCCGCGTTCGCTCATCGGGAAAGTCCGGCTTTGCTCTGGCCAACCGCTCGCGGCTGCTCTCTACGGTAAAACTCGGCACGGGTGTTCTCTTTCCGAATGAGAATGAGGCTAACCTCGCGGAGATACGCACTCCGATCCACTACCGCTATGTACCGCTTTACGAGATCTATCTGGTCGTGGATGCACAAGGAGCTGATTGTGGTTTCTTCCGCGTGCGCAGCCTGAAGGCCTGGCAGGCAATGAAGGAATATGGCGGCAACGTTTCCGACAAGATCAAGGAAGAGGCGGAAGATCCCAAGCGCAAGAACACCGAGCACAGGTTTGTGCATGCCTGTTTCCTGAGAGAGGGCGGTTTTGAAGATGCGGCTGACATCAGCAAATCCCGCTATGAAAGCGTTCATTTTGAAGAAGACAGCAAGCACATCTGCCGCAGGGGTGGCTTCTTTGAATACCCGTTGGTGATCAGCCGCTGGGACAGGGATGGACTGTCGCCTTACGGCTCGCCGCCGCAGGCCAAGCTGATGAGCGACATCAAGAGCCTGCAGAGCCTGGCAAGAGACGGCTTGATTGCAAGTTCGCAGGCTGTGCGTCCACCGATCGCGACACACCGGGAGGAACGGCAGCTGGACCTTAATCCGGGGCGGATCAACCCGGGTCTGATCGATGAACAGGGCAGACCATTGTTCCGGCCGATGATTGACACGGTCAATCCAGGTGCTGCGGATGCGCAAATCGAGAATATTCACGAAAAGCTGCGGATCGGACTTTATGGCGACCTGTGGCAGACCCTTCTGGAAGGCAATGGCCGCACGGCAACGGAAGCAAATATCCGGCGCAAGGAAATGGCCGATATGATCGGGCCATTCTCGACCAACATCATGGCTGGAAATGAAGCGCTGTTTGAACGGGAAGTCGGCATTCTGGGCCGTCGCGGAGCCTTTGCGACGGGGTCTCCGCTGGCACCGCCCGATAGTATTGCCGATAGCGATGTGACTCTGGTCCCCACGGCACCGATCGACCAGATGCGCGAGGCCGGGCATTTCGAGGCAATCATGGGCTTCCAGGAATATCTGGGCATTGCAGCGGGGTCTGACCCGACCATAATGGATCTGCATGACCGGGAAGAAGAATATGACCTGACCCGGCGCGCGCTGGGCTTGCCTGCAAAGCTGAAGCGGCGTCCGGAAGAGGTTGATAAACTGCGGCAGGAGCGGGCGGCGGAGGCCGATCAACAGCAGCAGTTGGCGGCTGGCGAAAGCATGGCCCGGATGGCGAAAGACAGTGCGCCAATGCTGAAAACTCTGGGTGAAGAGGGAGGCCTGGATGGTTTGGCATTGTCTTAGGCGGATTGCCCGACGGCGCAAGGACAGAGCAGCGGTATTGGAGCGGGCCTATCGGTCGGTTTTTTTGTGCCCGGATGGCGAAACCATTCTGGCCGACCTGGCCGCGGAATGCGGGATCTACCGGGCGCCGCCCGTGGACCTTGGCCCTAGGGAAGGTGGCTACCTGGACGGCCGCAAGGCGCTTTATGCGCGCATTCTATCCATGATCCGCCTTCCTCCGGAAGAGCATGCCGCCCTGCAGGCAGCTGCGCGGCTGGAAACGCTTCCCGAGTTTGAACACGACGAGGATATTTGACGATGGACGACCAAATTGACTTCAGTGCCGATGGCCAGGAACCGATTGACACAGGTGGAGGTTTTCTGTCCGGCCTGAGCGAGGAGCATCGCGCCTTCGCCTCCGAAAACGGCTGGCAGGATACCGGCAGCGTCCTCAATGGCTATCGTGCGCTTCAGGATCAGTTGACGGACGCGGTGATGCTGCCTAGCGAGGCGGCGAGTGCAGACGAAAAATCTGCCTTTTATGGCGACATTTCAAAGAGCTGGACGCCAAAAAACGGCTATCAATTCAAGATGCCGGAGACCCTGCCGGAGAGATTCCCTTATGACCAGGCTTTTGCCGAGGAAGCTGGCGGCTGGTTCCAGGAGGCCGGACTGCATCCGGAGGCAGCGCAAAAGCTGCATGACAGCTGGGTCGGCAAAATGGCCGAGCAGTATACCAATCAGGAAAACACTGCCGCCAGCGCTGCGCTGGAACAGGCCCAGGCGGCTGAAACCGCCCATTATGATCTGGTCCGCGAATATGGCCCGCCGGAAAGCGACGGATACCAGAACGTTGTCGCCAAGGCAGATCGGGCCCTCACCAATTTGAAGGCGTCCGGGCTCGATATCACCGGTTGGTTTGCCGACAAGGGCGCGCTGACAAAAGCGGACGAAAACGGCTTGCAACAGGTGGCCGACCCGGTGGCGGTAAAGCTGCTGTCATTCATTCACGACCGGTCCTTTGCCGAAGATGGCCTTTCAGGGCTGAGCGGGGGGGGAAGCGGAGCGAACCCATTTGACGCCGACAGCCCCAACCTCAAGGAACAGTCAGAACTTCTGGAGAGAAGTCCGGCGCGGGCACGGCAGATGATCATGGCCGCAGGGCGGGACCCGGCGTTGTTCAGGGTTTAGGAGCGCGCTGTGCAGCTTTCTGCGAACCAGATGGCATCTGCGTTCCTTGTTTATTGATAGACAAAAATCAGTAAAAATATAACTTCTGCGGGAAGGCTAATATGAATGTAACAGAATACGACATACTTGAAGGGGAAGAAATTGATCCAATGACACTTAGGGAATTGTCACAATTCCAGGGGTATTTATTGGAGGAGTACGGTCACGGTCCAATGCTCTGGACGGATGAGCTCTTCGAAAGCTTGGACACGCTAAAGAAAAAAGGCGGTTTTTACAGAGATGCTTATGATATCGCAGCAGGTATTTTGATAGCTAACTCAGCAATGACGGATGAAGGTCCCAGAGTTTCAACTGATGGAAAAGCCTATGATTCTCTGTTCCATGCAGAGCAACAATATAGCGCTGGTGCTCTGCTAAACAAAGGAAACACGCCCGAAGGCCGTGCGGCGTTGCGAGAGTTCTTTGGTATAGAAATGTCTGAACTAGATGAGCCAGATACACATGGCTCTGAAGTGCAAAAAGGCGAAGTTAGAGGTCGTCAGGGCAGTAAAGCGTTTCTTTTGGGACAGAAATTGATTGGTGAGGAGCGAGTTAAGTTAACTGCACCAGATTTTAACCCATCGGGAACCGATTGGAGCAGCACTTCAAACAAAGATACAGATTTACTAAAGCGAAAAATTGGGCCACTTGAATTTGATGAAATACCAGTACCGAACCGGAGTCCTGCAAATGGAAAAAGGTTAGATTATTCTAATTCAAATAAAGCCTTAATGCCCGGCGCTAACCAGATTCCCGAGCCCCATTTTTCACCAAATTCGGGGAAATTAGACACACGAGGCGATATTCCGGTGCCTCAAGTAAAAACGGAACGATTTCGTACTCATGGCGAAGTTGGCCAGTTGGGCCGTTTCAACCCTTTCGATTTAGCGAGCCCAAGGCTCCATCAACAAGCAGAGCTCGTTGAGCGGGATCCGATCATGGCGAAGCGGCTGATTTTGGCAGCAGGCCGTGACCCTAAACTTTTTCGGCTTTGAGATGCATTGGGAGCGGCACCACCTGTTTTGTGAGAGACTGCCTCAATCTCAAGCAACAAGCTGAGTTGCTGGAGCGCAATCCCGCTCAAGCACGGCAATTGATTGTTGCTGCCCGCCGCGATCCTCAGTTGTTCGGGCTTTGATCCAAAAAAGAGAACCGTTTCAATACGAATCTGCAATCACGGGTTGATTTGGAACAAAGAATGAACATACTTGACGGTAAAACTTCAAGTTGGCCGCTTGGCCGGGGTGCAAGAACGGGGACGACATGATGCTTGTTGGCAATCGATTTTTTAAGTTTGTTTGTTCGGGTTATTGGTTTGCTTGTGCGTGCGGTTTTACTCAAGGGGCTCTGGCAGAAGAAAATCAGAAAATTCCCTGGGAGGAGCAGCCTCTGGTTTTAAACCAGGCGATCAAAGACTATGTGAATTCAGAAGACAGCTCAGCACAGTCGAAGATTAAACTCGGAAAAAAAATACGTGTGCTCTATCTTGGATTTTCAGAAGAAGAAATTGAGAAGAACGCAGCCAGTTTTCCAACGGTTCCGGAATTTGAATTTGTACATTTGCCATATGGAAGAAAGAAGTACTACGATTTTCCAATTAATATGATTGATTATCAGACAACGGACACAATTGTTGCGCTCAACCTGGATCTTTCCAAGGAACTCAAGGATTGGGGTGAAGGTCTCGGGTCAGGTGATGTGGAAGTGTCTGAAATTCTTGATCCAAGGGGACAGTATATCCACAACCTGGCGTGGGGCCTCTACAGATTGAACTTGAGAGGATCAAGCGTCTCGGGAATTGCAATCGACCTGGGCCCTCCTTTGGATAATCTGAAAGGCGCTGAGTTTTATTACAGGGAAGACTTGCTCGATAAGCACTGCTCTTCTGCAACCGAATTTGTTGAATATGATGACGAACGTCCGCAATTTAACAGCATGATCGTCTACTCAGGCGCTATGCCCGCTTCAAAGGAACAGATTGATTGTCTGATAGCGCAGGCGCTGATCTTCACAAGACCTGCGAGCGTACCCTTCAGGAGTGTTTTAAAGTCGGATTGATCTTATCGCGAAACAGCAGTGAATTGATGCCGTTCACGTGGGTTGGGTCGCAGTGGTTTTGAAAATTCGAAGCGCTCAAGAAGTGCTTTTCAACGAAATTCTGAACTCCTTGAGAGATACCCGGCCCGGGCACGGCAGATGATCATGGCCGCGGGGCGGGATCCTGACTTGTTCGGGCTTTCGCTCGACCACAGCGTTTCTTGCGTGACGTTTGAGATTTGAGCAGCTAGTCGAAATGATCGAACGAGACGACTTTCGTGTCTCAAAGAGAATAACTGTAAGTTGTTATCCTCGAGCTTATTTTCTTTCTTAGTGGCGAAGCTCTATTCGCTTGAAATATTCAGGGCAAAAATCATGAGATTTGTAAAACTTGGCTGTTTTGTGCTTGCAGTTCTAATGAGTGCCGTGTCGAGCGTTCATAGTTCGGAAGAAGAAGAGAAAAAACACTGTCCAAGCTACCGGGAGTGGACTTCGACAATTGATCCGGAGAACAGGCCGCTGTTCTGGCTGTTCGCCCAAACAGTTGTCTCGAACGCGGGCAAGGACTTCGAACCGAGCGAAGGGCTTGAATATTTGAAACTCGCGTCGTTCCTTCTGATCCATTCGTTTCAAAGAACATCCGAATTTGAGGAAGAATTAGCTCCTCTTTTCTTTGACGCGCATGAACAGCCAGAAACCAGGGATTTGCTTGGGCAAGGATCTTTGGACGAAATCGGCAAGTGTTTTTCAGGAGAAATACAAGTGGATTGTGCCGAGATGGCGTTCAGAAAAGGTTATATCAAGAGCTTGGATGAGTACAGCAAGGACGAGAATTTTAGAGAGTACATGGAGTTTTTTGAACAGGCCTGCCAGATAAAAGAAAGAGTAAATATAAATGAGTGAGAAAAGAGATCTGACGCAGGGCGAAATAGACCTTTTGACGGAAATTTACGGAGAACGCGATTATTTTTATCAAACGACGATCGAACTTGGAAATTTGTACGTGCGATCTAAATTCGGGATGGTGAGCAACAACAACATCAAGGTCGGCAAACTCGCCTATTCGGATGATTTCAGCCAGACCGCACCCGAATGGTTTATCCATGAAGGCGCGCATCTTGTTCAGTAACAGACGTTTGGGAGGCATATGTTTGGCGCGTACGTTAGCGATAAGCTCAAGTCTCCTTTCAGTAACAATTATCAGTATTCAGATGAAGTGCGAAAAGGTATTCCCTTCGACAAGATGGCGAACGAGGCACAGGCCTCGATGATTTCGGACTATTACCGGGCTGTTCAAGGGAAGCCGGGGCGATATGCAACACTACCTGTGGAGGTCTATCAAAGCATTATTCCAGAAAGCTATGTTCCTTCCTTCGGGCGATCTCCTTCTGATGACCTAACAGACAAGAAAGCCAGTTCTCAGCCCGCTGACAGTCATCAAGAAGCCAACAAGGCACTAATCGGACTACAAGACTCAAGCTCGCGCCAACGCCAAAGAATTTCCTCTCCCAGGTCAAAGCCTAGCCGGCCGGATCTGCCCGAGATTCCCCAGTCCAACAAACCGTTGATGTCTGGTGCGCAAGATTTTTTACCTCCTTCCTTCTCGAAGGAGGACCTGCAAAAGCATTCTGGCTCAGGCCCTGTCCGCAGGCCCAGCAGAGAAAAGGGCGGCAAAGTTTCGCCGACAGGTCGCATCCGTTCTTTACCCGGTAACCCGTTCGATCCAGAAAATCCCAACCTCAAGCAGCAGGCCGAAATGCTGGAGCGTAATCCTGCGCGGGCGCGGCAATTAATTGTTGCCGCTAGGCGCGATCCGGAGATGTTCGGGTATACGAAGGTTGCCTAAAAACTTCGAAACTGGTTGCATTTGGCAATGCTGAACAACTGACCAGTTTGACGCGTCTCCTCCAAGGCAAGCCTTCTTTGCTGAGACCCTGCAAATACCTCTGAAAAATTCGATCTGAACCGCTTGGGAGCCGCCAGGTTGCGACGTGCGCTGAGCGATTCATGCATTCGTTGTTTTCTGAATCGCTGTCAGATCTGACGCAGTGGTTTGATCAATGGTCAAGCCGGGTTCTCCCGCGGGAAAAACACATTCCGGCATTTTCCATGCGGAACATGTCGGCCGAAATCGGACGAAACGTCCGCTGCTCCGGCCCATTTGCGGCCGGATTTTTTACGAAAAAACTCCAAAAACAGGACATTCAATGACGTCTCAAATTTCAGACATCGTCGTACCGCGCGTTTTCACGCCATATATGGCGGAGAACAAGCCGGCGAAACTGGTCATGCTGGAAAAGTCCGGCATCCTGGCACCACCGGCACCTGACATTGCCAAGCGTTTCAAGGCCGGTGGCAACCAGATCGAGGTGCCTTACTGGGAGGATCTGGACGACGCCGAACCGACTGTGATCGATGACAGCGACAACAAGATCACCACCAGCAAGATTTCCGCCAGCGACATGAAGGCCTACAAGCACCGACTGGCCAAGAAATACGGTGCGAAGACGGTTGCGAGCTACGCGGCGACAGGCCGAGGTGACAGCGCCATGAACCGTGTGGCCGAGCGTATCGGTTCCTATTGGGGGCGGCGCAAGGAAGAGCGCATCATCGCCACTGCCGAGGGTGTGGTCGCCGACAATGTCGCCAATGACGCCGGCGACATGGTTTACTCCATCTATTCCGATGTCGGATCGCCAACGGCGGCCAACCGGGTCAGCTATCAGGCGATTAACCGGGCACGGTTGACGATGGGCGAGAACCTGGACGACCTGCGTGTGATTGCCATGCACAGCTTCGTATATGGCACGCTGCTGGACGATGAAAAGATCGAGTTCAAGAAGCCTTCGGAAGCCCCGTTCGAATTGCCTTATTACGCAGGCATGATGGTTGTGCATTCGGAGATGATGCCGGTTGCGACCGGAGCAAACTCCGATGAATATTCCTGCTTTCTGTTTGCACCCGGCGCCTTCATGCATATTGACGAAGTGCCCAACCGGACAACGATTTACGGCAATGAAGGCACGGAAATTACCCGTGATCCGGATATCGGCGATGGCGGTGGTGCGGATTACCTGACAACACGCCGGTTTGAAATGATCCATCCGGCGGGCATGGATTTCACCGGGGCGTCTCTGGCCAAATCTCAAGGTGCGAACCTAGCGGAACTGCGCGATGCGGCCAACTGGGATCGCAAATACACCCGAAAAAACGTCAAACTCGCCTGCCTGAAGGTGAATATCTAAAGCCGCAAGCGCTCTGAGCAGCGGCTTTCGAAAACGCCTCGCCCCTTCCGCAAGCCGGGCGGGGCGAGGCTCAAAAAAATCTACTTCAAAGCGCATAACGAAAATGCCGTGCGAAGCGGATGAACCTGCGATGATTTTCGAAAATGCCCGTCTGAACAAGGGCTTCAGACATTCAGGGGCGCTCGACGTTTCGTCAGAACCGGGCTAAAACAGACCTCATTCCGACATACTGGGAAAGTGCGATTTTATGCCTGCACGACCCGGCAGGTTTTCCATACCAACCCAATATCAAGAAGACATCCGCCAATCCAGGGTTGCGTTTGGAACATTTCACGAACATTGTGCGGGAAATGAACCGGAGCCGGAAGATGGCAGATTTTTACGATATCACCGGCTGGCGGGAAGAGCTGGAAGCATTTGAGAAGACGGGAGAGGGGCAGGCTTTCTTCGCCGGAAACAAGCGCTACGGCGGCCGCAAGATGCCTTATGAGAACGTGGTGCAGATGGTCGACCTGCCCCTCACCAACGAAGAGCTGCATGAGGCGTTGAAGAAAAAAATCTGGTTTGCTGCCTATACTGAGGAGCATGATCTGGAGCCCCACCAGGACGAGTTCTGGGATCTGAACCCGATAGAGGCTCACGACACATTTATTGCATTTGAACGTTGGTACCTGATGAAAGCCCAAGTTCCTTTCGGCAAGAGCAATCTGATCGTTGCGACGTGGCTGGCGATCCGATTGAAGGAAGGCAAGCTGACAACTCTCATAACTGTGGAAGCCAGGGACTTTATCAAAGAGAAATATTCGCGGTATATCTCCTTTCCAGGGGAGGAGGTGTGATGGAAAAGATTGTTGCCATCGACGCCGCCGAAATCGGTCCGATCATGAAATATCTCGGATTGGACGGATTGATCGCCATCGCCAAGCGGGGCGATTAATTTTTTTACAGCGATGATTTCAAGAAATTTGGCGGAGCTTGATCTTTAGAACAATTCATGAACATTTTTGAGCAGGAAATTCGGGACAAATCTAATGGCGGATATTGAAGACATTACCGGTTGGCGGGACGAGTTTAACGACCTTGAGGGACGTTGGGACAACGAATGGGTGGCCTTTCTGTATCAGTTTCTGAACAAGCTGGAGCCCATGATACCCGTGTCCCAGGTTCTTCATTTTATAAAAATTCTTCTTGAAAATGAGGACACACTTGCGGCCATGAAGGAGGTTGCCGAGTGGGAAAAATTGATGGATGCCAGTGGTCCGTTTGAAGACGATGCGCCTGAAATGGAACTTTACCCTGAAGACGCCGTTGTGATGATGAACGAGTTCTGGCGCTGGTTCTGCTTTAGAGCAGGCTATCCTCCCGTTTATGCAGCGTTTCGATTGGCCGGGGTCGATGTTGCGAGCGACATTCTTCGGGGGGACCTTCCTGGAGTTCAGTCTCCTGAAACCAAGGCTTTTTTACTTAAACGATACGCTTTCATACTCAGGGCTAGTGAAGAAGGAGACCTTGCATTAGCCGGGAAAAGATCATTCTTCTCGACCAGGCGCAGCTTGGCACCATTCTCAAATTTGGTGGTTTCAAAGCACTGGATGCGATTGTCGCGCGAGGCGACAGATTTTTATATGTCCATCAATCGTTTTCCGGCGACAAGGACGTCACAAAAATCAGTCGAGACCAGCGAGTTTCGTTTGAAACCTGGCTAAGAGGAAAACGGTATCAGGGCAATAAAGTCCTGGATGCGGTGCCAATAAACCTTGCTTTGAAGAAAGAACAAAATAGGTACGATCCTCTCCGGAAAGCGGGTACCCAGGGCAACAACAAGGAACTTTGGGACATGGGTGCCCGCAAGTTCATGCTTGACCATGCTAACGAATACTACTTTGAAGTGATCAGTGCGGATCAGGACTTTCTCGACAACAGGGTCGGTAAACACCATCCTCTAAAGAAAGTTCCCTTTGAGCGTCTCAGCATGAAGTCCGCGCTGAGCTGGCTGATGACACATCCTGATGTTGAGCTGTCTGAGGCTCAATTCACCGAACACAGGGCCAGTTTGCTTTCCGGGGGGTACGGTGCGAGCCACAAGCTGGAACAACACAGCTATCAAGTGCCTAAAAGCTATGAAGCTGCAGAGAAAATCAAGGAAGATGCGCGCTGGCCCAGGGACCTGGAAAAGCGGAAAAGCCGCAAGAGCGAGAGAATGCGAGCTTCAATGAAAGCTCGAAGACTGTTCGATCTCGGAACGCCGGTTATTATTACCGGTGCCACAGCCGTAGCGCTGCTTGAACTTATTTCGCAGGAAGCCAAAGAAAGCGGCATTTCCTATCCGGAGGCTGCGCAGGCACTCGGACTTGATTTCACCGAAGAGCGATTGAAGGGGTTCGCGTCGGAGGCAGGCATCGACCTGGCAATCACCTTGACTCCGATTGGGCCACTCAAGAAAGCCTGGGATATTCTGGGCAATGCCGACGATATTGTCGCGGTGACGCAGCTTTATGGTGCTGCCTATCCGGAGAACGAGACCATACAGCAACTCGCCGGGATTGCCGATGCGGTTGAAAGTTCTCCAGCCTTTGGCGTCTATGTGGAGGGGCGGGATGCCCTGACGGGTGCGGTTGGCAGTGTAATCGACGGTCTGTTTGGCAGCAGCCCGGATGAGGATCAGCTTGCCAGGTCGCTCGGCAACGTGCGGCAAGCGCTTGTCACCGGCGGTGGAGCGGTTGAAAAGGCTGTCATGGCTGGAGCCTCGCAGGAAGAGATGGCAGATGTCCTCAAGTCAGAGGTCAACGAGATATCAGCTTCAGGCGAGGTGCTGTCAAACGTACCGGTTGCGCAATCGAACCTGCTATCGCCGGAAACCATTTTGGCGGGCGATGAAAAGGTTCCACTGTCCGGCGCGGCACAGATCCCCGGTTCACAGCCCATACTGCCGCCAGCTTTTGAAACGGAGCAGGGTCATGTGAACGGGTCTGCTGCGTCGGCAGTAAAAAGCGATCCTTTCCAAAGGAAGACGTCCTACGAGAGATACCAGAGTTTTGGCTTCAGACCCGAAGAAAAAGCGCAGGCACTGGACGAGCACAAGGAACTGCTGCGGAAAAGCTACCTTGACATGAATGGACACGAGGAAGCGGCGGAAATGCTGGCGGTAGAGCGTTTTCTGCGCAAGTGGGGCCCTTCTGCCTTTGCACCGGATGCGGACGGGATAGTGATGAAATATCCGGTCGAAAAGGTCTATCCCGGCCTTGAGAACAGCGGACATGGCTATGTGCGTGATGACGTGGAAGAGTTTCTGGCAGGGCAGGGGATCAAGGCTGGCAGGTGGTATCTGTCACCGAACGAAAAGACCGGTCAGGACTGGGGACTGGGCTGGACGGATGAAGAGGGTTATGGACCACGCATGACACTGGCCTATGAAGATGCAGCGGGTCGTCGTCACCAGGTTACGGACAGGTTTCAGGCAAATGTGCGCCGGGCATCGCTGCGGCAATCAGAAAAACCTGCAAAAGGTGTGCAAGGCCGCGAAGCGCAAGGCGGTGCGGCGAGGCAGGATCCTGCCGAGAACACACCACAGAAATTGACAGTCCCGGTGCCAAGGCAAAAACCGGAAATACGGCCGGTTGGGCACTAAATAGAACGCGCTACTCATGTAGTGCGAATTTTCTTCTAGTGGTTTTCATGACTTGTTTGGAACGCCTGTTGGGGAGCTCGCCGGGGCTTTGGCCACGGCTTTGGCGCCAGGTTGCTCGAGATAACGAAAACAGAGTTTTGCAACACAACCAGGGTGGCTCAGGCCACCCTTTTTCTTTGCATGAAAGGGTTTGAAATGGACGAGATCATCATGCGTCGTTTGCGGCATTTGCAGCGCTTAGAAGAAACCCATGAAAAGGATTTTGAAGATCGGAACGGTGAAGAGATGACCCGTGCAGACCGACGGCGCGAAGAGTTAGCCAACGTGTTGTCGGCCGATTGGAACAGGAAACGCAGGGCCGCGAAAGCTCCGTTGCGGGTCAAGCCGCTGCCCAGTGGCTGGCGCAAGGAACATTGGAAGACGCAGCAGTCCATCGCAGCCGACTACACCGGTGTCGAAGCCATGAACAAGGAAGAGGCCGTTCGGGCGCTGGAAAGCTACGAGGCCGAGTTGACCCTTCCGCCGGCAGCCTAAACCAGAACACTTTTCGCGTTTCCGGACGGCACTCCGCCCTTAGGAAACGCTCCCTAGCGAAAGCAGAATTCATATGTCTGGAACTGTCCACACATCGGTGGAGATGGCGAACCTTGCGCTTGCGCATTTGAAGGAAGCGCCGATCCGCGATTTCGATTTTTCATCCGTTGCTTCCCGATGGTTCCGGAACCACTACGCAGCACATCGCGACACCTATCTTGCCATGCATGACTGGGATTTCGCGGTGGAACTGGTGAACCTGCCGGCAGAGACACAAAAGCCATCTTTCCGGTGGTCATATCAATACAGGAAACCGACGGGCACACTGCGAATTCCCCAGCAGACAGTTGCTGGTGAGCCTGATGGCAGGACCATCCCGTTTGAGGTGATTGGACAGCGCCTGATGAGCGATTTCGCGCCGCCGTTTCCCCTTAGACACATCAAGAGGGTGACAAGTGAGGCGGAGTTTTCGCCTCTGTTCGTTCACGGTTTCTCGCTGTTTCTGGCAGCGGGCTGCGCCCATGTGATTACCGGCAAGAACAGCCGGGCCGAAGCCCTGCGCCAGGCCGCCAACGAAGCCTTTGAACAAGCTGGCGGATTTGACGCGCAACAGGGCACACCGCTTCCTTCGATTGACCTGGACATCATTACAGACCGATGAGTTATCACCTTCAAGCAACCTTCAGCCGGGGCGAACTCGACCCTGAGCTGATCTATCGCTCGGATCTGGAATTGTTCCGATCCTCACTTGCCGAATGCCAAAACTTCATCACGTTGAAACGCGGCGGTTTGCGCCGCAGAGGCGGGACGAAATTCATAGCCGAGCTGAAAGAGAGCGCCGATGGCGGCTGGCTTATACCGTTCGAATATGGCAATGGCCAATACTACATGCTGGAATTCGGAGACTTTTATTTTCGAGTTTTTACCAACGCCGGGCGTGTCGGAACCGTCGAGGTCGAAACGCCGTATTCGATAGAGGTGCTGGCGGAGCTGAAATTTGTACAGTCGACGGATACGCTCTTCATTGTGGGTGGGGGTGTCAGGCCACAGGCCCTGAAGCGCCACGGCGAAACCAATTGGACGATTGGGGCGTTCGCGTACAAAGACGGGCCATATCTGGACGTGAATATTTCATCTTCCAGCCTGGAGCCGTCCGACACCGGCAACCCTGTGCCGGACATGACTTCAAACACGGCGCCAAGCGGTACTGTAACCGCGTCCAATGGTTCTTCAAGCGCCTGGCAGGTTTTCAATCGGTCTGAGGGAAAAACGGTTCTATCCGCCAGTGCTGAAGGGTGGGTGCAGTATCAGTTCACGAGCGCAAAAATCATTGACGCCTATATGTTGCAGGCGCCGAATGATAACAGCCAGAACGATGACATGCCCTGGCAATGGAACCTTGAGGGCTCCAACAATGGCACTGACTGGACCATTCTCGATACACAGGATGGGCAGGACACCTGGGCGTCGAACGAATGGCGGCAATATGCCTTCCACAATGAGACAGGTTTTACGCATTACCGGCTGAGTTTCAGGCAAGGCGGGGGTTCAACCTCCGACAATTCGGCGATAGGGCAGATTGTCTTTCACCAGGCAGGGGAAGAACAGACAGCTTTCGACCTCACGGCTTCGAACGCAAACGGTATCAACGGAACGTCCGGTTTTCAGACTTCAGATGTCGGCCGCCATATCCGTTTCAGGGGCTCGGACGGCTTCTGGCGGTGGTTCAAGATTACAAGCCGAACTTCTTCGACAGTGGTCAAAGTCCAGCTCTACGGGCAATCCCTGCTGGATACCAAGGCGCAGACGTCCTGGCGTCTCGGGTCATGGTCGGACACGACAGGCTGGCCGGAGACAATCGGCTGGCACAAAAGCCGTCTTGCCTTTGCAGGAACAAGCGAGGAACCGCAAAAGGTCTGGGAAAGCCAGACGGAGGATTATTCCAACTTCTCCGTTTCGCATGTTCTGCAAGCCTCGGATGCCGTGACAGCGGGCATTCTGTCAGGCCAGGTCAACCGTATTCAATGGCTGGTTGATGACAACGACCTGATCGTCGGGACAACCCGGGCTGTGCGCGCGCTTGGCAAGGCGACGGATCAGGACGTTTATGGTCCTGACAATGTTGACCAGAGACCGCAAACGAATTTTGGGGCAAACAAAGTCAGTCCGATCAAGGTTGGGTCTGTGCTGCTCTATTTCGGGCCTTACGGCACGGACATGCGCGAAATGGCTTATGATTTTGGGTCAGATGGGCGTGTTTCACAGTCAGTGAGCGAGGTGCAATCCCACCTCTTCCGTTCCGGGATCAAAGGTGCCTGTTACCAGCAGTACCCCGACAGCATCATCTGGCAGTGGGACAAGGCTGGCAAAGGGATCGGTTTTACCTATGAACGGCAGCAGGAAGTGTATGGCATGCAACGCCATGACTTTGGCGGCGCCGTGGAGTGCATGGTGGACCTTTCGGCAGACCAGTCGGACGAAGTCTGGATGATCGTCAAACGTACGATCAACGGTCAGACGAGGCGTTACATCGAAATCATGCAGAGGCCCTTCCGTAGCGACCAGATTGAAGATGCCTGGCATCTGGATTGTGCTTCCCTCTACGACGGCGTTGCCGTCAACAGCCTTTCAGGGTTCGGCTATCTGGAAGGGGAAGATGTGACCCTTTTTGCAGATGGGACCGACTATCCTGCAAAGGTGATTGGGGGCGAAGTGAGCCTGCCGAACGGGCAGCTGGCGCAGAAAATTCTGGTTGGTTTCAACGTGACTGCACGGGCTAAGACCTTGCCCTTTCCCATCAATACGCAGGACGGGGCATCCTTGGGCCGAAAAATGCGCGTCGACAATTGTTCGATTGCGGTTCTGGAAACGGGAACGCTGAAAGTCGGCGCGGATGAAACCTACATGGATGAGCTGATTTATTACCGGGCAGGTGATGCTGCAGGCGCACCTGCGCCGCTACGTTCAGGCGTGTTGGATCAGACGATTGAAACACGCTGGGAAGACGGTGGTCAACTTGCCCTGGAAGCCAGCGGCGGCAAGCCTTCAACCATCCTGGCGATCAATTTTGGAACAGATGCGGAGCCTTAAATCATGTGTCATCCAGCAGTTATAGCGGCGGTTTCCATTGCGGGATCGCTTGCCGGCGGCGCTGTGCAAGCCCAGGGGGTTCGCCAGCAGGCGGAAGCGCAGGCCAAAGCCGAAGAGCGCCGAGCCGAGCTCGCAGACAGGCAAAAACAGGTCAATCAGACGCAGGCCTCGTTTGAGCGCAAGCGCACCTTGGAGCAACGAGAGCGGATACACGGGCAAAACCGGGCCGTGAGCGCCGAACGCGGCCTGTCGCAAACCGGGTCGCTCGTCGATGTTCAAGACGATACCGACTACGAAATTGCCCAGAATATTGAAGCGATCAGATATCGAGCAGAAGGCCAGCGGGACAATCTAGCTTTTGAGGCAAACACCGCCCGGGAGCGCGCGCATTCCAGCCGACGGGCGGGCAGGATCGGCGCCTCCAGCGCAATTTTGGGTGGGGTGACAAGCGCTTTCACGACACTTGGGAATGCATATTACCAATTTTCAAAAAATTGACCGGGACACCGGATCTCGGTGGAAATTCCTGACTAAATTCCAATAAAAGCGGTTCTTCAAAAATGGCAAGACTTCTAAAATTCAACGGCACCCAAAGCCTGCCGGGTGTCGGCAACCCGCAAGTAGTCGCCGACACAGCGGTTGGTGAGGCAGTTGCCGGGTTTGGCAGGCAGATTGGAAATTCTGCAGGCGTAATTGGAAACCTGGCCCAGAAGGCAGCAAATACGAAGGACGCACGCCTGAAGAAACGTGCCGAGGAACAGCAGAAGAGCGCAGACAATTTTGAATATCAGAAAGTATTCGCGAAACTGGATGCTTTTTTAAAGCTGCTGGAAGACGAACGCCGCGAAAGATCCCGGGCCGGTGAGCAAAACTACGTGGAAAAGGGGCTTGCTCTTCAGCAGGAGGCAAGCCGGGCAATGCTTGAAGACCTTCCGGTATCGGTTCGACCGCAGGCTGAGAAAGAAATTCAACAACACCGGAAACACTACACCAACCGTCTGGCTGCCCAGGAATACACCGACAGCCAGACCTACTATGTTGAGAGCGTTTCCGAGATCACCAGCCAGCTGGCTGATGAGGTTAGCGGCGATCATGAGGCCTTCGACCGCGCCTGGCAGAGGATCGGGAATACCCTGGATGCGGCTCCCTTGCAGATGTCACAGAAAGAAAAACTGCTCCAGCAAGGACAGGAAACCCTCGCCGAGGCCTGGGTTAACACGCGCCCCTTGCAAGAACAGATTGACGGTTTGACGGCGTTAAAGAACAAGCGTCAATCACTGAGCGGTGACGGTATTGAAACTGATCCTGCAGCAATTGAAAACCAGGGTCGGCCGAACAAAAAGACAGGTGGAACCGAGCCGGGAAAAATCACTGAAATTTCTTCGATTTTTGATCAGCGTGCCCAAGTTCTGCCACGGCACACGCAAGAAAAATTACTTGTTGGGGCGTTCAGGAAAAAAGCGGCCGCTGCCGTTCTGGAAGAAGAGCGGTTCGTCGCTCTGATAGGCGAAAACCCCCTGGCAACGGACCCACAGGACATTCACGACAGCGGTTTTCTGGATGTGCATCAAAAAAAGCGAATGCTTGACAATTTACAGGATCAGATCCGCGAGCAGGAATTGGACCTAGAAGCAGTCGATTGGGTTGGCGGGTCTGAAAAAGGTGATCCGTTTTCGCCGGAAGATAACGACCGTCTGGAACGCGCTTTTGTCTTTTTGACAAACGATGAAACGGATCGCACCGCACTGGCACACAGACTGCTCGCGGCAAAAGGTATTTTGTCGAGGTCGTATGCCAAGGAGGTGTTAGTCGATCTGAACGGAGAAGACCCAGACAAGATGGTCCAGGCTCAGGAAAAACTCTCAGCGATATTCGACATTGCGCCTCTATCACTGCGGTACGCGGGAAACAGACCGGGTGATCTTGAGGATGCTGAGGCAAAATGGCGTTTGCTGACGGGTACATTCGGGAAAAGTCACAGGGAAGTTGCGCAGCAATTGGGCGAAACCAAAAATACAGCGCGGCGCAAAAACCTGGACTATGCGTACAAAGAGAAAGCGATGTCCGGTGACTTCAGAAGTCTTGGTTCTGAAGGGTTTTTAGCAGCAATCTATAGGGCGCTTTTTGCTGCTGGCGGTTAAATTCAATTTCAATCATGCGGCGGAACCACATTCTAATCGAGAAATTTGTCTTCGATGAAGCGTTGAATAATGCGCCATTCGGTTAGGCCATAGGCTTCGTGACTAATTAAGGCTTCTAAAGCCTGATGGTTGGTCCCATAAGCCCGTACGTCCAGAAGCTTAGGGTGAGCAAGATCACCAAACCCCACACAAATTAAAATTACAAATCCGCGGCGACAGCCGCCTCGAACCAAAAGGTCTACCAATGACAGTAGCAGCCTTGACGGAAGGCCGCGCCCAGATACAGGGCGACGGTGTGACCGATCGTATCGACTTGCCGTTTCAGTTTGTCGATGAAACCAACCTTCAGGTCGTCCACACCACCGCAGAAGGGGGCACAACGATTTGGACTTATCAGCAAAGCCCCGGAAACTGGTCGTTTGCCGGTGGGGATTTTTCCACTGGAACGGTTCTCTTTGATGCTTCGGCGCTGCAGGCAGGGGAAACCCTGACGGTTCTACTGGTTAGCGACTATGACCAGCCTTACAGCCTGGCGGGCGGGGAAATTGACCCGGCTGTCATGGAACGGGCAATGGACCGAACAGCAATCAACATGCAGTCGGTTGCCACCAGTGCTTTGAGAGAGAAAAACGGCGGCTTTGACCTGGAAGGCCGGAGGGTGATCAACGGCATTGAGGCCGCGGAAAACTCCGACATTCCGACATTTCAGCAGGTTCTGGAAATTGCCAACCTGCCAGGTGCGCAAGGGCCCATTGGTGACGCCGGTCCTCAAGGCGCGGCAGGGCCTACAGGTGCCCAGGGCCCGGAAGGTGTTCAAGGCGTCCAAGGTGAGCCAGGTGTGCAGGGTCTTCAAGGTCTTCAAGGTCCTGTTGGGATCCAGGGTGCTCAAGGCGCGACGGGTCCAGAAGGTCCAATCGGTGGGGCAGGTCCTCAAGGTATTGTCGGCCCTCAGGGTTCCCAAGGTATCGTTGGGGTTCAAGGTCCGCAGGGTGAAGCCGGACCGACCGGGACACAAGGCCCGCAAGGCATCCAGGGCCCGGAAGGTCCGGAAGGCCCAATTGGAAAATCCTTTGAGCCTGACGAGGCAGGTCTAACGGCTGATCAGGCAACTTGGGGTTCGCAGCCTGAAGGCTTTTCGTTTCTTGATACCGAACTCGGTGTTCTCTACTGGAAGCTTTCCAACACAGTTGATCATTGGTCGGCCGGGGTGAACTTCGGGCGTGGCCCGACAGGAATTCAAGGTGCTGTTGGTCCTACAGGTTCGGAAGGTCCAACCGGCCCGCAAGGTATTCAGGGCATTCAAGGTGTCCAGGGCGAGCAAGGTGTTCAAGGCGATCAGGGTATTCAAGGCCCTGCAGGTATCGAACCGCAAGGCACCTGGAACTCAGGCACGGCCTATGTTGCCCGAGACAGCGTTTATTATGGTGGCTCCTATTTCATCTGCGTTGCCCCCAATACCAACGTTATTCCAACTGACGCGTCTGCCGAGTGGGACATTATCGCGTCCAAGGGTGAGCAAGGCATTCAGGGTGTCCAGGGCAGCCAGGGCGCGACCGGCCCGCAGGGGGCGACAGGTCAACAGGGTATTCAAGGCATTCAAGGCGATACCGGCTCACAGGGTCCGACAGGTTCCCAAGGTCCGCAGGGCATTCAGGGACCTGCCGGTTCCACCTACAGCGGCACATGGAGCTCAGGAACCACCTACGGGAAAGACGACACTGTTGTTTACAATGGTTCGTCCTACATCGCGCTTAGAACTACGATCGGCGACAATCCAAGTACGTCGCCTTCTGATTGGGGCATGTTGGCGGAAAAGGGAGCAACGGGTGCGGCAGGGGCTACAGGGGCTACAGGGGCGACAGGCCCTGAAGGCCCTTCGGCTGCTCAAGATGTGAATGCAACAGGTAACACGCTTGTTAAGCGAAACAGTAGCGGCGACATCACCGGACGCTACGTGTATGGTAGTTACCTGAACATGAGCCACAGTGCCTCTGATCGAGACAGTGATACCGTCTTCTTTTCATCGAACGATGCCTTCCTCAGAAAAAACACTCGGGAAGGAATGCGAAATTCTCTCCGTGGTGTTGCTGCTGCCTATGCGTCTGTTGATCTGGTTGGCACACAGTCGTTGGTGACGAGTGAAAATATCACGTCTATCTCCGATGTTGGAACAGGTAGAACAGTCGTAACTATCGCAAACAACATGGCTATTTCCGAGTATCCCGTTGCCTTCGGAAATGGAACACTTGCCAATGCATGGGATAGGCACATGCAAATGCGGACAATTTCCGCTGGTAGTTATGAGTACCACGTCGTCAGTTCCGGATCGAACCTTCATGACATTGCGTATGCAGCTTCGGTGGCATTTGGGACCCTGGCATGATGAAACTGTTTGATAGGCTGAGGAAGGCCACGGAACATCTGGAACCTGTGCATTCCAAGTACAGGGTCATCTATGAAGATCCTGACGATTTTGACGCTCCTGCGGCTGTCTTGATCCCCGACCCAAACTTCATGGCGGCAGCGATAGCAGGAGGTATTGTTCCACCCATTGGTTCATACCTTTTGGATGCTGCGGAACCAGATAGCGCACCAAAACGACATCCCTATGCAGAACCGCTGGGGCCGATGACCGAAGAACAGACCATCGAGTATCTCATTATGAAAGACATTCCCCGCCATGTTTGGGAGTACAGGGGCAACCGCCAAATTATGAAAATCGTTCCGGTTGAGGCCATCCCGGTAGACCGAACTTTTCGAGACGCATGGGTCATAAATCAGGGGGAATGACGGCATGAATAAAATGTACATCGAAATCGACGGTAAGAAGTTTGATACTCAAAACACAAGTTTCCCGTCTGATCGTGTCTTTCGGGACGCTTGGGCGATAACCGGTGCTAACGTGATTGATGTTGATATGCCACGCGCTCGGGAGATCCACCGGGCGAAGGTGCGAACTGAGCGGCAAAGCAAGTTTGCGGAAGTGGACCGGGTAGCCCTGCCTCTGACGCGCAAGGCCGTCTATGCGGCTCTCACCGCAGCGGAAAAACGAACCCTGTCAGATGTCGAGCATGCTGCTCAAAAACTGAGGGATGCGCCGTCTCATGCTGCTATTGAGGCGGCTGAAACGCCGGAAGATCTGAAAGCCCTAACGTTGGATGTCCTTACGTCCTAAATTTTGGGGTTTTAAAGCAAAACCAACCTAAGCACACCCGCCCTTGAGGCGGTTTTTTTGTGCCTGAAAGGATGCCCATGTATTGGCTTGCTCTTACCTGGCTGGCGGTCTTGCCGGTCTTCATGGTGTTCAATCGTATCCGCGGCGGCGGAATGTCCAGCTTGACCGATCGCCTTCCAGGTCGAGCCTTGTTTTATGTGGCGGTGATCTACGCTGCACTGACAGCCGTCATTCTGGATCCAAGACTAGGACTGGTCATATTGGCCGGTTTTGTTTTTTGGGGCGCGCCAGGTTGGGGGCTTTGGTTTGATCTGCATCGTCACGATGAACAACAGCGAAACGATCCGCGGCGAAACGACTTGTTTGTAAAGGTCATGGACTCGGTGTCATTCGGCTTTGACCATATCGCAATGTTTCTTCGCCTGGGGCTCTTTGTTCTGCCAACGCTGCTTATCTGGTCCGCCTGGTCTGGCGCTTCTCCCTGGCTTCTCTTTGCTGCGTTTCCGTTCGGTTTACTCGGTGTCGGTGCCTACGCTCTCCGCTGGCGATCGACCTGGGGCAATACGCTTTCTGAAATGCTCATTGGTGCCCTGTGGTGGGCGATGATCTTTATCATGGCCTTAGCCGCACCAGGCTAGGCCTCTGAGGCTTCCAAAATGAAACTTGTATCGTCCTGCGAAGGGCTTGGAGTGTGCGCCTGATGATCCTTGCTGCCCTGCTGTCAGGTGCAGAAGTCGCTTTGCCCTTCATGGGCGAAGTCATCGAGCCGGGACGCCTGGCGCTTCTCTCGGCTCTTTCCACTTCGGGCGCATTCGTTGCCCGCATTCTTGCACAAAAAGGAAAAGACAATGGCACGTAAAACCCGCCTGGTTGGCACTGTTGGCGCGGCTGCGATCGCGCTTGTAGGTGCCTGGGAAGGTCTGCGCCTGACGGCCTATCGTGATGTGATCGGCGTTCCAACGGTCTGTTACGGCGAAACATACGGGGTGAAGCTTGGGGACAAGCACACAAAGGCCGAATGCAACGCAATGTTGCTGGCCTCGCTCAAGAAGCACGAACGCGGAATGCGCAAGTGCCTGAAGAACCCTGATGCCATTCCTGGCAAGTCCTATGTCGCGTTTGTCTCTCTGACTTACAACATCGGGGTAGGGGGCTTCTGCCGGTCAACGGCGCGTAAGCGGCTCGATCGTGGTGACGTTAAAGGCGCCTGTGATGCTGCGACCTGGTTCAAGAAGGCTGGTGGCCGAACAATCAGGGGTCTTGTGAACCGCCGCGCCGCCGAGCACAGGCTATGCCTGGAAGACCTCAAATGATCGGGGTGCTAGGTTTCATCCTTCGAAGCCGTGTTGCTTGTTCTACTCTCACCATTGCCGCCGTTCTGGGCGGCCTTTTTGTTTGGCACCAGGTCGACAAGTCAAGCGCGGTACGGAAAGCGGTTGTTGAGTCTGTCGCCAAGGCAGAACTCACCTCAGCGCGGGTTCAATTGGAAGAACTCAAACGCCGGAAAGTCGTCACCGATCAGGCCAACCGGCGCATTCAATCTGAAATCGAAATGGCCAATGCGGAAGCGGAAGCCGTAGCACAGGAGTTGGAACACTATGTTTCGACCGTCGAGGATAGTTGCGTTTTGCAGCCTGATCTTATTGACCGCTTGCGCAACCGTTGACGATCGGCTGCGCGCTGCCGCGACACAGGCCGGGCAAACGGAAGCATCCAAAGAGTTGCCGGGCTATCCGGATGATTGCCGGCGCAAAGAGAAATCAGGTGTTCGGGTCGGGGAACCGTTGGACGTTGCCTTGATGCGGACTGACCAGGCGCTTGGCAGAGCAAACGCTCGCGTTAGGCGTTGCGGCCAATGGTACGACGGAGTCAAGACAGGCTTTGCAGGGGGCGGAAATGAATAAACAAGACATGATCACCGCGCCGGTTGCTGTCGGCGCTGTCGCTTGGTCGCAAGTTCACAAAGTGGTCGAATGGATTGCAATAGAAGCGCAACTAATATTGCCAATCCTTGGTGCGTTCTGGCTCGTCATCCAAATTGTGGCGAAGATCTACAATACGTGGGTGAAAACCACTGAAAAAGGTAAGTAGGATAAGTTGCCTGGCATTCGTCTTCAAAACGAAATTCAATTTCGCGAATTCTGTAACCTTCGAGGCGATAGTAAAATGGTGTGCTTTTATCGGTGCATCATCATTACGTGCTCAGCGTTGTTCTTTTGCCAAATAAAGTGCCAGCTTCTGATGAAAATTTGTCCATTTGATAAAAATATTCACTTCCGAACCTCTGCACTTATTGTGCTGCTGATGCTTCTGTGATCACAATGCTGGATCAATTATAAAATCCAGAGGTTCGCTATGATTTTTTTCAGGGGGTGGCAATCTGCCAAGTCTTGGCCAAGACGTTCAGTTCTCAAAATAGCCTTGACCGTTGCAGCTTTTGCAGTCGTTGGCGCTCAGAGCGTCGAGGCAAAGGACAAACCAATCAAGGTCGCTGCAATATACACGGTTCCTGTGGAGCAGCAGTGGGTGAGCCGCATCAACAAAGCGCTGAAAGCCGCCGAAGCTCGTGGCGACATCACCTACACATTCTCTGAAAACGTTGCCAATACCGACTATGAGCGTGTCATGCGCGAATATGCAGAACAGGGCATGGATCTTGTGGTTGGCGAAGCCTTTGCAGTTGAGCGTGCCGCGCGCAAAGTAGCCGCCGAATATCCTGACACGGCGTTCCTCATGGGATCGTCCTTCGGTCCGGCGCAACCAAACTTTGCCGTTTTTGACAATTGGATACATGAGCCAAGTTACCTAACAGGCATGATAGCTGGTGCGACTACCAAATCGAACGTGATTGGCATGGTCGGCGGTTATGCAATACCGGAAGTGAATCGGTTGATGAACGGGTTCATGGAAGGGGCAACGGCGGTCAATCCTGACGTCAAATTCCTCGTTACATTTATTAATTCCTGGTATGACCCTCCCAAGGCGAAAGAAGCGGCTTTTGCGATGATCGATAAAGGTGCGGACATTCTCTACGCCGAGCGATTTGGTGTGTCGGACGCAGCCAAGGAAAAGGGGCTTTTGGCAATCGGGAATGTGATCGATACAGCCAATGATTATCCCGGCACGATTCTGTCTTCTGCACTCTGGCATATGGAGCCAACTGTTGATCGTGCCATCGGCGCGGTCATTGACGGGCAATTTGAGCCTGCCGATTACGGCCCCTTCAGTTTCATGTCCTACGGCGGCGGTAGCTTTGTCGTTGATGAAAAACTTGCACCGGCAGATGCGGTCAAGGCAGCCAAAGAAAAAGAGCAGGAAATTCTTGGTGGCCTGTTCCGCGTCAATGTGAACGACAGCGAACCGAAATCCACAATGTAA